CTAAACGTTTTTTATACCCACTACCTTACGTTTGGGGCACCCTTGGGACACAACGTCAGAAAAACTGTTATTCAGCATTTCCACCTGGTTGCGGTCCATCTCTCCGATCCACTTCGAGTAGATTTCATAAACCATCTTCGCGTTCTCGTGACCCATCTGTCCGGCGATAAACGACGGGTTAGCACCGGCCGTTAATAGCCAGCATGCGAACGTGTGGCGCGACTGGTAAGGGCGTCTGCTCCTGATCCCCGCCTTCTTTAATCCAGCCTCCCAACTATACCCCAGAGACTGAGAGCCATAATACTTCGTTTCCCCGCGCCAGTTTTTGGGCGGGATAAACACGAACCGCAGTTTTTGTTGTTCAGTTAAACCATGTTCGCGGTGATGGAAAGTGATTTCGGTTTTGCTTAATGCGCCAGTTAGCTTGAATTGTTCGCGTAGAGCATTCAGCGCAGGTTCAAGTAGGGTTACAGTTCTGATCCCCGCTTCGGTTTTGGGTGGCACAAACAGGCCCTCATTCGTCTGGTTACGCCTGACGTAAAGCTCACCCTTATCAAGGTCCACATCCTCCCAGGCTAAAGCTGTAAGCTCTCCATGCCGAAGACCAGTAAAGATAGCTGTAGTCCAGAGCAAAACATACCGAGGAGATAACGTTTTTATGAAACCTTCGTACTCACTCTGTAGAAGCGGATCCGGGTCTCTCCTGGAGCGCTTAAGCATCTTTATACCTTCGTGAGGGGTATGCTCGATAAAGCCGCTCAGGTTCGCCAGCTTAAGCAACGCAGTCAGGTTGTTCATCAGGCCGTTGACCGTGGATACAGCGCGACCTTTTCTTTTAAGCCAGGGCGCGTGATCGCTAAAGGTGTTACCAGTTAATAGCGCGTTTCTGTAATTCAACAGGTCGGTATGCTGAATATCCGCAATATGCGTATTACTTCCAACAATAGCGCAAAGCGTTGCTATACGTGATTCTGCGCCTCTGTATGACGCAGCTGAGACCTCAAGCTTTTTGGCATTAAGATAAACTTTGCACAATTCACCGAAGGTTTTAATTTTTTGTGTTGTGGTGAATTTTTTAAGCGCCTTTGATTCAGGAAAGTGCTCTGCATAGTCAAATTTACCTTGCTGGATCTCACTCATGATTAAAGCACGGAGATTGCCCGCTTTTTTTATATTGCTATTTGAAACAGTCCAGCCCCGCAAAACTTCGCGGCAACGTATGCCGCGATATAGAAAGCTAATTCTTATTCCTTTCCCATGCAGCTCTACGCCAGCAGGCATATTCATTATGTTTCCCCGACAAGCCTATTAATCCTGGTGTAGTTGTAGAGAAGCGTTACCCTTCCTTCTGAAGCTTTTGGATCTGGTGGGTGCTTCTTATAATGAATGCCCTCGATCCATCTCCCCTCCCGGTAAGATTTAATTTGCCGGGGAGTCATATACATCTTCGCTACAATTCCCTTTTCCATCACCCATTCATCTTCTTGAGTAATATCGGCCATAAATAACCTCATGGCCGGGAAACTATAATCAGTTCCCCGGTTTAATGTTGATTATTGGAAATCAGTTTGTGCTGCCACATCGTTTGAACTCAATAACCCAAACCCATGGGTTGCTCTGCCAGCTTTCTTCATCGTAGATAGATTTCCAGAGAGTAACGAAAGAGCCCCTGGCGCTAAGCTGGTGTTGAGTCCAGCCCGGTTGGTAATGCTTCCAGAACCCGCCGCGAAACTGGGCCACGCCTTCAGATGCTGCATTCTCTTCGCTGATAGCGTTTAATCGCTCCACGCGCACACCGGTAATTTCCAGCAGAATGCGGCTTGCTGCTTTCGGCATATGAATGGATGGCTTCCAGCACGAACGACCATCTTCATAACCATCGTCATCACCCCAGGTAAAATCACCATCAGCTGCATAAATGGCGTGGCCAGAGTAATAGCCATTGCCAAACGGCATTTCGTGAATGGCTGTAGCCGGTCGGTCTGGCGTCCATGGTTGGATTCGACCATCCTCATCCAGTTCGTGGCTGACGACTCCCCACGTCTCGCGCACCCAAATTCGATCGTCTGGCTTGCCAAATGCGCTGTTCAGATAGTTGCCTGCCGACAGTTCCCCGGCCAGTTCATTGCCAGCCAACTCGCACCCAAGGTTTTCATCATGTACAGGGAATTTCACTGGGCGCCGCGTCTGCGTCTTCCGGCCGTCGAGGATGGCACGCACCATTTCTCCATTAAAAATCATTCCACGCTCGATCATCGTGAAGCCTCCGACTGAAGAGCCTTGTATGCACGCAATACATGGGTTGTTTTCCCGGAAATAACCGTTTTTAAAATAAAGAATCCGCTACGCTTTGAACGAACGGAAGGAGCCAGGAATAAAGCAGTATCAACGGCGCGATTGTGTAGCCGGAATTCGAATGCCGTACTTGTGACAATCGCGGTTGCTATTACACCTTTATCAATAAATTCTATTTTCATATTTGTTATTTCCTTTTGCAGGATTGCTAACTGAAACTGATTTTATTTATTCCAGAACGAAGGCCGTAATTGGGCTGTTGCTGGTCTGGTTGGTAATGAGTTTCGGAATGATGACTTTGCAGCTGTGAGTGTTTCTTTCTTCTTTTGCTTTTCATTGCACACAGGACAGTAATAGGCTTGCTTACGGTATGCACCCTTTCCGATGGGGCGATACTGCAACTCTTCGCGTGCAAAGGAGCCGCCGCAGCTGTAGCAGTGGAGTGTTTCGGTTTCCATATTTATTCCTGTATTAAGGTGTGTGGATACCTGCCATTTAAGGCATTAATTCATTTATTCGATAATTAAAATGAAACTTCGGTATTTACTTTATATTGCCCTGTAAGCAAGTCAGCATCTACGGAAATTAAATCTCCGTACAGGTCATAATTTAAAACAACATCACGAAATTGAAGCCCTGAAAGAGCATCCGTACGACCGCAAAACATATGGTCTTCTTCGTGCTTTGCTGCTTCATGAATATCTTTCAATGACGCCATGGCCTGAGCCCACATTTCGCCATCGCTATTAAAAAAAGCAATTGCAAGCTTGCCTTGTGCTGCCTGAACCGCAGGATTGTGTTTTGGTAAACTAGCCATTAAACACCCCCGTAACATACAGAATTTTTTATAATGGTCGCTGACCAGGCAACAAGGCAGATGGCCAGAACAATAACCAGTGAACGAATGCCATTTCTGCTCATACTCCACCCCAGCACTGAACGCTTACCGATGCGACCACAACTAAAAACGGGACAACCTTCAACCAGAACCGGCGCCATGCTGGCTTGTCTTCGTCTCGAATCATCTCCTTTCCCTCATGCGTGTTGAGTACCTAACAGACCTTGCAATGCAGTGCCGGGTGCCTCCCGGTGATACCAGCCAGTTAACAACTGGTAACGACAGCTTCTTTTCCACCCCACTCTTTTTAGAAACGAGTGTTACCGCTTAACTGTGCCGCGTGCGCATAGCCGCATTCACTGCATTGCAAAGCCTGTTGATTTTTAGCCTTCAGGCGGCAAACCGAACGTTTTCTTCTTTCCAGTCACTGTGCGGTGATTGGTTTGGATGGGATAAACTTAGAATAACTTAAGTTTTCAATCAAGGGTTATTTTGTAGAAAAACTTAAATTTTAAGGCGTAATAAAGTAACCCATTGATTAGAATGGGTTACTTAAAAAAGGGAGGGCGGTTACTTTTTCGAGGCGCGCTTTCTTACTTTCAGTAATTCTTCGAATCGTTGGTTGTTCATCTCAACTCGCGCTCGCAATTCATTGAGAAATCCTTCTCGATCAGAATCAGGGAGGGCATCAAAAAGCCCGAGCAGTTCTTGCTGTTCCTCCGATAACTCTTTTTCTTGATGTGGAATAGGCTCGCCTGGGACCTGGTCATCATCACCATAAAGTAACCAGGTTGGATTGCATTGCAGACCACTGCTCAAAGCAAACAGCCGCTTACCAGCTGGCTGGGTTTCATCCCTTTCCCACTGGGAGATCGTGACGTGCGAAACCTTGACCAGCTTAGCAAGAGCTGACTGAGAGAGTTTCAACTGTTTTCGCCTTTCAAGAAGGCGCGATCCAAAGGTTTTATTTTCCATCATTAGAGAATTCTAAATTTTCTTGACTTAAGTTTCTCTACGATCAAATATCCTTAGGAAAACCTAAGGAGATGAGCCTGTGTTTAAACAAGATGCAATCAATTACTTCGGCAGTAAGTCGAAATTAGCCAAAGCTGCGGGCGTAGCCCCCGCGTCAGTTTCCGTTTGGGGCGACCTCGTTCCTGAAAAAAATGCGATGAGACTGCAACTAGCTTCTGAGGGAGTCCTGCAATACGACCCTGAAGTTTACGATCAACATGCTAAAGCAAAACGCTCTGGTGAGGTGAATCATGAAAATCAGGCATGAACGCATTCGCGAGGCCATGAATGCCTGGGCGCTTTATCCAGGCGGACGTAAAACGCCTGTATCGGCGATTGTCGACGCTTACTTCTCCATGGGGATGACCGCGCCAGAGTTGTACAACGAAAGCCACCCTGACGCACTGAGCCGCAATATCCAGAAGATTTATCGCTGGGTTGAAAGTGATTCACCTGCATCAATCGAAAAAATTGCGCAGCTTCTCCCGGCAATTGAACGGGCTATGCCGCCGTTACTGCTGGCGCGAGTGCGTAGTTATTACTCCGCAACTTTCCGGGAACTTCTTCACCGTAAACAGCGTGTCGACGACGAAATGGAAGCGCTGTTCGGAGCAATGATTGCTATCTCTGACCGGATTGCTGATGGCGGCCCCTCCGGTAACACGCTGATTCACTGAGCGAGGTTTAACCATGTGTAACCAGTCTGCTGCTGAATTGATTGCTCGCCTGAAACGAGCGTATTCGGCGTATGAGCCGTCTGAAGGAGATTGTGCAGGCACTGGCATCCCTAAGGCCGGTTCTCGCTTCCAGCACAGACACAAAGGCCACATGGTGACGGTACTCACAGCGACAGAGAAAGATGTTTCCTACCGCAAAGCCTGCGGCGCTATTGGCTGGGTGGGATTGAGAGAGTTTTTACGGCTACACAATGAGGTTTCGGAATGAACAATCAGGTGTTTGAAATTGTTCAGGCCATGTCGGGGCAGGGGAACTGCATAACGATCCCCGGACCGTATCTGGATTTCTTTGCAGGAGACAGGCAGCAGCATTTGCTGGCGGCCATTCTCAATCAGCTGGTGTTCTGGTCGGGTAAGTCGAGTCTGGAAAATGGCTGGTTTTACAAAGAGCATGCAGCGCTTGCTAAAGAGATTCGCGCTAAAGACGGCGATGTGGTCAGAAAAGCAATGTTCAAGATTACAGAGCAGTACCTGGCAGGGGTTATTGATGAAGAACTTCGGCAGGTAAGCGGCACGCCGAAGAAGCATTACCGCGTCGATCAGGAAGCGTTAATCGCCAAAATATTCCCGCAAGGGGAAAATTCAAATAAGCCATTGAAAGATATGGATTCGGCTCAAGAGCCGAATGGAAACGGCTTAAGAGCCGAATCGAAGCAAGTGATTGAAAGTAATGGAAACGGCTCTCAAGCCGAATGCATTCGTCCCAAGAGCCGAATGGAAACGGCCCAAGAGCCGAATCCTGGAAACGGCTCTCAAGCCGAATCCTATCTCTATACAGATCTTAAAAACAGATCACTACATACAGATCATAAAAACCACGCGGGAGAGATTCTTCCTGTGGATAACTTTGCAGAATCAGGACGTGAAACGGTCATCCCTGAGATGGAAATCCCGGATGCAACCGAAGACAGCAACCTGGCTACCGATGACGATTTCGATCTCGCGATTTGGTTCTGGTCGACCATCATCGAGATGTACGAACGCGCCGCCGAATTCGACGGAACTCTGGCAAAACCGAGAGAGCCAAACTTTGTCGCATGGGCCCAAGAGGTTCGCCTGCTTCGCCAGGAGCATGGCTGTAGCCACGACCAAATCCGCACCATGATTGAGCGCATTCAGCGCGATCAGTTCTGGTGCCCAAAAGTTCAAACCATGAAGACATTACGCAACAAATGGCCCGAGCTGGCGCTGAAGCTGTGCCCGGTAAATCTCGCAACCGGCGGCAACCTCGGTTTTAGCGGCAAGGTTCAGGCAGATATTCCGAAGGGTTTCAGGGGCTAAGGAGTTTTTTTAATGAAAACAACCAAATCCAAGAAAACACAATACAACGGTGAAATCACGATGATCGAATTTCTCAAAGCTAACTCTGATTTGACTACGCGTGAAATCGCCACTGCGCTGGGTCGCGGTATGTCGTCAGTGAATGGCCAGCTTCGCCAGTTGCATGGAGCGGGTCAGATTGTCCAGAGCGGCCTACGCAACGGCGCAGCCTTGTGGCGCTTTAACGACATGCCGTTTGGCTGCGCGAACCATATCCGCATGATGTTTGAAAACCTCCTGAGGGAGTGTCGCGGAGTCGCCCAATGAAATTACAAAAATGCCCTGCTTGCGGCGCGGTACCTGAGTTTCACTGGAAAGATTATACGTTTGGCTCATGTTCAGGCGCTCTGAAATGCCCGTATGACCATTACCGGGTCCAGCACAGTTACTGGGCTGGTGGAAAGAACAAAGCCAGGCATGCTCTGGAACAAAAATGGGCGGAAGCGGTGAATAAAAACGAGGTTAAAAATGGCTAAAGATTCGAAAGTGGTATACGGCGCCAGTGGCAAGACGAACGTTTTAACGTTCGAGCCTGAAAACCTTCATCTGGTTACCGACAAAACTCACCCGCTTTACGATGAGCGGGTCCACCTTCCGATCGACGAAGGGATGGTACTGAACATCAAGGAGCTGGGTGTACTGGAGCCGATCATCGTCTGGAAAGACCCTGAAACGGGGCTCACCTGCGTAGTTGTAGGCCGTCAGCGCGTAAAACATACCCTGGAGGCAAATAAGCTTCTTTTGAAAGAGGGCAAAGACCCACTGCTTGTTCCTGGAGTCGTTAAGCGCGGATCAGCAAATCAGATGGCTAAATACATGGTCAGCGAAAACGAAATTCGCCGACCTGATACACCGCTTGGCCGGGCTAAAAAAATGTCAGACGCGCTCGACCGCGGGCTCGATGAGGACGACATTGCAGTGTTGTTTGGCTGCAGCGTTCAGACCGTTCGTGCAACGCTGTCCCTCCTCGATGCTACTCAGGCCGTCAGGGAAGCGGTGGAGTCTGGCACTGTTACCGTTACCCAGGCGCGTCAGCTTGGTACGCTTCCACCGGAAGAACAGCGGGAAAAAGTGAAAGAGATTGAATCTGCGACCGCTGGGACTACCGGCCATGAAAAAGCCAGGCGTCAGCGTGCTGTGCTGGGCGAAACAAAGCCACGTCTCAAATCACGCAAAGAAATCACAAAAGCCCTCGAAGGTGCCAGCGGTGAATACGCTGATGCTCTGCGCTGGGTGCTCGGGGAGGTAGCATGACAACTGATATCACCGAACTGGCGCAGAGAGAGAAATTCGAAGTGTGGGCAGAACATGCTTGCGCGGCTCCGTGGGGCTATCTCAAAAAGCGGCGCACCACTGAAGGC